CTTTTTAACTTTAAGGCGGAATACGTCCTTAATACGGTCACTATCCCGGTCGGCTTCGTCCTGTGCGACAGACAGGCGGATATTTACATTAAGTTTTCCGTTAGTCGTTTCCATTTCATAGCGTTCCAAGGCAGTAAGCCAAGTCACACCGTTGTTATCAAGTATTTCCTGTATCTTATAGAAGTCGGCAATATTACGAAACCAACGGTCTAATTTGGTAAATATGATATACTCAAATTTATGCAATTTTACATCTTGGAGCATACGCATAAATTCCTTACGCTTGTTATATTTCTTCCGGGCAGTATGCCCCTCGTCTACATAGATTGCATAGATTTTTAAATGGTGCAGCTTGGCAAAGGCTTTTAAGTCCTCTATTTGTGCTTCTATGGTATCGCCGAACTTGGCTTGTTCCTCTTTAGAGCAACGGACGTATAAAGCACAGGTTTTATATTCTATGGTTGGGTAATGTGAGTAAAAATGCGTGGTAGACATATAGCAAACCGCCTTTCTTAGAAAATGGGCATAAAAAATAAAAACCCTTTGAAAGACAATAGAAAATCTGCTATAATACAGGTGCGTTTAAATCAGTTCCTTTGTCTAACAAAAGGAATTAGGAAACCGTCAGCTATTGCAGTAGTTGGCGGTTTTTGTTTTATTGTATCTGTTGAATATCTCCGTTGTCGGTATAAATTATATAGCTTTTAAGAAGAGTGCCGGAAAACATCAACTTAGCATCTTTTTCCTCTCCGTCTACATAATCGTAAATATCAAGGAACATAATGCCACCATTAACACGAATACTTGAAGTTGTTTTGCGAGTAAAATTTACAATTCCGTGTATTTCTGAATCGCTTTTGAAATAGGTTTTATAATACGACAAGGCATAATTTTCAATATCAATATTATCTGCCGTCATAGAATAACGCCAATTCCCGGTAACATCATTTTTTACATCACCATAATAATGAATATCAATATCGGAAATATCTTTATCGCTTACTCCGACTATATCACTATCGGTACGGTGCGGTACGGAAGTTTCTGTATTAGATTCTGCTGCCGTTTCCGTTTCGGCATCCTTGCCAACGGATTCTGTAGAATCGGAAGTAACAGGATATAACTGTTTATCGCCGTCTGATACAGTAGATACAACTTTGTTATCAAGTACCATTGAAAGGGTCTTGAAACCATATTTTACAGAATATGGAGCATTTATGGTGCTTGATACGGATATTTCTTTATCGACACCACAGTTATTTACAAGTATAATAAAAATCTCGTCTGCTTCCTCGGGAGAAACATTGCAAGCACCACGGATAGAAGCAACAGAGTTTTCGTAAAAATCATATTCATTACTTAATTCTGCTGATTTTGGGGTATCTGTATCAACGAACACGCCACAGGAGCAGAGGGATAAACACAATAAAACCGATAGTAGCAATAAAATCTTTTTCATTCTAAAGACCTCCAAACATTAAATAATAGCCTGTCCGCCTCCGGGGATAATAACAATATCTAGGAGGTGTAAGATGAAAATACTAACTTGGCAGGCGAGAAATAATAAAAAAGTTACACTTGTCAAGCTATCGAAAATGACAGGGATTAGCAAAAGCACACTCAATAATATTGAGAATGAAAAAGTATCCCCAACTATAGCAGAATTGGAAGCTATAGCAAAAGCGTTAAATATGAAAATAACCGATTTATTCGATAGCGATTACAAATAATTTCCATAATATTGGAAATCGTACCAAAATTTAACAAAAACCCATATTGCAGCAGTATAATATATACAAGCAAAGGAGGGTTTAAACGCAAATGAAACAAAAAATACGAAAATCCATTATGGATATGCTCATGTGCATAGACGATATAAAGGCATTGGAGAGAATCCACCGCTTTATACAGTACATATACACAAAAGAGTAAAAAATAAGGGTCGGGCAACCGACCCTTATTTTTTACCCCGAAGAAACGCCATAACAACATTTCTTTGCTCTTTAGGCAGTTTGCAAAAATCACTCACTAAGTCTTTTTCCTCGTCTGTAAGTTCGTACTGCAACGCTAATTCGTCCAAGATTGTTTCCGGCAGATTAGTAAACATATCGCCTACACCCTCAACAAGCCATGCACGATTAACATTAAATGCCCTACAGATAGAAATAATCATTTGCTCGGTAAAATTTATATCCCCGGATTCCAAACGACTAATTGCAGAGCGAGTAACGCCAATCTTTGTAGAAAACTCTTCTTGGTTTACGCCTAAACATTTCCTTAGTTCTTTAAGACGCTCATTCATCTTTATACCTCCTTGAAAATGATAATATCACAAAAATGTGAGTTACGCAACAAAAAAGAATAAAAAGTATTGACAATAGTTACTCACGCACATATAATAGTTACATACTCACAGAGTAAGTTGCGGGAAGAAAGGAGGTCAAGCCTATGTTGGAAGCAAGAACACAGGACATTACATTACAGGCAGAAAGAGAAAAAAGAGAAACAACCGAATTTATCGAAATCCTCAAAACAATGTCTGAAAGCGAAAGACAGCAGATTAAAGGCGTGATGATTGGTATTCAGTTATCAAAAGGCACGGTCAGAACGGCTTAACCATTCAGATATACAGGAGGATACAAGGAATTGGATTTAAACGCACAGGAAAAAGCTAGAGAGTTGGCGGATATGGTCGGCTCTCTAGTGGTAGATGAAAACACTTGATATTTGCAAGGATACACAGGACGGCTTAATTACGGAAGCGTAAACAGAAACGACAACAACCACGGAATGAGCATAGGTAAGTGCCAATGGAACGCATATTGGGGCAGGGCATTGCCCCTTTTAAAGTCCATTGTTGAAAAGGACCAGGAACAGGCAAAGGAGATATTAGGGGATGCCCTGTATACAGAGATTGCCGGAAGTAGTGCGGATGCGTGGAACAGACAGGAGAGAGAAGCAACCGAAGAGGAAGCCAAGGCAATATCAAAGCTACTGACAACCAAGGACGGAAAGGAAATACAGGACGATTTAGCAGATACAGATATTACAGGATATGTAAAGAACGGCGTAAAAATCGGCTTGGTATCCTTAAAAGCACTTGCCTATTTTGCAGACTTGGAGAACCAAGGCGGTAGCGGTGCGAGTTCACGCATTGCCAAGACGGCAGTAGAAGCCACAGGAGGGGCGGAAAAGGTAGGACTTGAAGAAATACACGCCTACGCCTTAAAAGATGCCACAATGGGGCAATATGAAAGCCGTAGAAGCAAAGTATACGAAGCGGTAAAGGAAAGCAATTTAGCGGACGTATCAAACGCCAAGACGGAAGAGAAACAGAATACACCGCAGAAGCCACAGGAAACGCCTACAGGACTTTCAAAAGGCGATATAGTAACATTCACAGGCGGAGGGGTTTATATCTCTTCTACGGCAGAATACGCAGCCAAGGAAAAGGATGTAGTAAGCACCTGTAAAGTAACAGGAGTAAACACCAAAGGCACACACCCTTATCATTGCATATCACAGGACGGTAAAGGCGTATACGGTTGGGTCAATGCGGAATCTAT